ACAGCCCCCCCCCGCGCCCGCGATCCAGGCCGAAAACCCCTACAACGCCGCAGTAAAAAAATACGGAGCCGACAGCACACAAGCCGCAGCGGCGGAACAACGCCTCGCCGCCGCACGAGAACGAGTCAAACTCGCCGACATCGAACTCACCGCCGCAACAGGCAACCTCAAATCAGCCCAAGAAGCACTCACTACAGCACAAAAATCCGCCGAAACACAAGCGAAAGCGCTCGCCGAAAGCAACAAGAGCATCTTCGCCAAATTCAAAGCCGGATTCTCGGACATCGACGCCGGCAAGGCCTCCACCGCATCACTGTCCACCGCGCTCGGCTCCCTCGCAGGAGCCATCGCCGGTCCGGCCGTCAACGCGATCAACAAATTCCGCGCCGGCTGGACCAACGTCAACATGGCCATGCTCGACGGCGCGGGATGGCTCGGCAAAGTCGGCGGAGCCGCCCGAACAGTCGCAGATGGCATCGGCAAGATAACCGCCCCATTCAAAACCGCAGGCGCGGTCGTCAAACAGTTCGGCAGCGACATCGCCTACGGCCTCGGCCAACGATTCAACAGCGTCAAGGCCACGGTATCCGACCTCGCGGCGAAAATCCCCGCACCATTCCGCAACGCCGCATCCACCGTGGTCAAAGGATTCAGCAGCGTCGGCAATTATCTCGGCGGCATCGGCTCCGCCGCCAAAGCCGTGTTCGGCAAACTCGCGCCCATCGCCCAAGGAGCCGCCAAAGGCGTAGGCAACGCATTCCGCACAGCCTTCCAAGGCATCGCCAGCAAAGCATCAAGCGCCATGGGAGCGGTCGGCAACGCGCTCAAAGGCGTCGGCAACGCAGTCAAAGGCATCGCCACCGGAGCCGTCACAGTCGGCATCGCCGGCATCGGCACCGCGCTCACAGCAGGATTCAGCCGACTCAACGCCATAGACACCGCCTCGGCCAAACTCCGAGGCCTCGGCAACGACGCGAAAAGCGTCGACGCTATCATGGCCAACGCGACCGCCAGCGTCAAAGGCACCAGCTTCGGACTCGGCGAGGCGGCGACAGTCGCCGCATCGGCCGTGGCCGCAGGCATCAAACCCGGCGAACAACTCGAAACGATGCTCAAAGGCGTCGCCAACGTAGCCGCCGCCACCGGCGGAACCATGGAAGAAACCGGCTCGGTCTTCAACAAAGTCGCCGCCACCGGCAAAGCCTACACCGACAACATCAACCAGCTCTCCGATCGAGGACTGCCAATCTGGCAGGCGCTCGCCGACAAGCTCGGCGTCACCACCGACGAAGTGCGCGAGATGGCGTCGAAAGGCAAAATCGACTTCCAGACCTTCAGCGATGCCGCAGCGTCCGCAGCGGGCACCGTGGCCACCGAAATGGGCACCACAGTGCCAGGCGCGTTCGCCAACCTCAAGGCCAGCATCGGCCGTATCGGCGCGAACCTGCTCGATGGCGTGTTCGGCAAGCTCGGCCCTCTCATCCAAGCGGCCACCAAGGCGCTCGGACCCATGGAAGACATGGCCAAGGGCCTAGGCTCCGCCATAGGCGACGTGCTCGGCCCCGCCATAGACCGAGTCACAGGCTGGCTCACCAAGCTCGGAGAAGGGGCCGGAGGAATCACCGGCAAACTCTCCGGCATGAGCGGCGTCATCGCTCCGGTCGCCGCCGCCTTCGGAGCCCTTGGCCTGGGAGGTGTCGGACCGCTCCTGACCAAGATCCCGATCCTGGGCGAGGCATTCGGCGGTCTGGCAAATTCCCTGGGACTGATCGGTGGACCCGTGGGAGTGGCCGTGGCCGCCCTCGGCGGTCTCATCGCCACCACCCCGCGACTCAAGTCCGCTTTCGGAGCACAGCTCTCCGCGCTCTTCCAGAATCTGAAGAACACGCTCTCCGGCATGGGGCCAGCATTCGAGACGTTCAAGAAGACCCTGAGCTTGGCGTTCAAGGATGTCGGCCCTTCACTCATCGGGTCGTTGGAATCCGTCATCAACTCGGTCGGCGCGATCTTCCAGCAACTGATAGGTGTCATCCCGCAAATCGTCGAACCACTGCTGACCGGATTCGGCCAGATGGCGCCGGCCATCGGCCAGACACTGACCGCGATAGCGTCCGCAATCAGCGAGGTGATGGCCCTGCTGGTCCCACTGGTGCCGCAGATCATCACACCGCTGATGCAGGTGTTCTCGTCGCTGATGCCGGTCATCACCAACATCGTCAATGTGGTATTGGGCGCGATTCAGTCCCTGTTGCCGCCCATCACCACACTGATCGCCAACCTGCTGCCGGCCGTGTCGTCCATCATCTCCGCAATGGCACCGGTCATCACGGTGATTGGCGAAGCCATAGGCCAGGTCGTGACGGTCATCGTCAACCTCGTGTCCACGGTGCTGCCGCCAGTGCTGAATCTCATCCAGTCGCTGATCCCGCCCATCACCACGCTGATAACGAGCCTGCTGCCCCCGCTGGCATCCATCATCCAAGCTCTCATGCCGGTCATCACGACCGTGATGAACGTCATCGGGCAAGTGGCATCGATCATCGTCAACCTCGTGTCCACGGTGCTGCCGCCGCTGCTGGATGTGGTCAACGCGCTGATCCAACCGATTCTCAGCATGATCACCACCCTGCTTCCGCCACTGAACGCGGTGATACAGGCGCTCATACCGATCATCATGCAGATCGTGGCCGCCCTGGCCGAAATCATCGCACCGATCGGGCAAATCGTCGCCCAAATCGCCGGTGCGGTGATGCCCATCATCCAGCAACTCGGCTCCATCGTGCAAAGCGTCGCGAACCTCGTGGCATGGGCCATCAACTCGCTGCTGCTGCCCGCATTCAGCGCAATGGCACCGGCCGTCACCTCGGCGGTTGGCACCGTCAAGGCCGTGTTCAGCACAATCTCCGGCATCATCTCCGGCATCGTGAACGTCGTCTCCGGCATCATCTCCGGTAACTGGGGCCAAGTCTGGAACGGGTTCAAGCAGATCGTCAGCAGCGCGGTCAAGGGACTCGGCTCAATCGTCGGCGGCATCAGGGACACCGTGCTCAACGCGCTGTCCGGTGCCGGCCAATGGCTGGTCCAATCAGGCAAAGCCATCATCGACGGCCTGATCTCCGGCATCAAAGGCGCGATATCGGGAGCCAAGGATGCCGTCAGCGGTGCGCTGCAGTCCATCCGAGACCTGTTCCCGTTCTCGCCAGCCAAGGAGGGCCCGTTCTCGGGCAGAGGATGGGTGCTCTACTCAGGCCGCAGCATCACCGCCGCATTCGCCCAAGGCGTCACCGACAACGCCGGCAAAGCCGAAAAAGCGGTGCATGACGCCATGCAACGCGCACAATCCGCCGCCAACGGCGTCGAACTCGCCTACCGGTCCACCATCGGACGTACCGACACCGCCACTGCCGGATACGGCGGAGACCAACGAACCAATGTAACCAATATCACGCAGAACATCACCACCGTCCAGGACGATCCCCGCAAGCAGGCGCTCGCATGGGGCCGTTACGCAGGCAAGGCGTTCGCGGGAACAGGAGGAGTCTGATGAGCGCATACGATCTGACGCTCGGCACCGGACAGTCGGCCATCCGGTTCGACGGCGGTGCCGGCATCGTCGGCGCACGGCACGGCTGGGGCCTGCAGAACCTCACCGATTGGATGAGTCTGAGCGACGCCAAAAACGATGTCAATGAACGCGCCCTGCAGCACGGCGCGTTCGACCCCGGCCAGACCACGCGCCAATCGGCGCTCATCACCGCGACTGTCGCCTACGTGGGCAGCACCGTCGCGGAGCTCGAACAGGCGATATACGCGCTCAACGGCCTGACCGCAGAACCGGCAGCGCCCCTAAGGGCCACCTTCAGGGGCGCTGCCGGCGAAACCCACCGAGACATGACCAACATCGAGATCACGGTGCCATCGCATCGAGGACGAAGCCGGCTCTCCGACATCACAATCGACATGACCGCCATAGACCCACGCGCCTACGGCGCCGAATCCACCAACAGCACAGGCATGGCGGCGCACGGCGGAGGCCTGCGATTTCCCCTGACATTCCCCGTCAACTTCGGCACCCCCGGAACCGACGGACGAGTCAGGTTCACCAACACGGGCACCGCCACCACCTACCTTACGCTCGTCGTGACAGGCGGCATGAGCCAAGGATTCTCCCTCAAACGAGTCGAAACCGGCCAAACCATCACCATCAGCCGGCCCATCAACATGGACGATACGGTCACCCTCGAAACGTATTACGGCACCGTGCTGCTCAACAACCAGTCAAGCCTGAGCGGATTCCTCACGGAGTACGACTGGTTCCAATGCCCGCCAGGCGAAACCTGCACCGTCCAATTCACCCCACTCGGCACCGTCACCGGAACACCGACACTCACCATGACCGCAAGCCCCGCATGGTGGTAAACAAAAAGGAGAATCGATGAGAGTCAGAATATGCGACCTACGCACCGGCCGACGCATCCTCGACCTGCCCTACCTCAAAGCCGACTGGACCGGCGAATTCAACGGAGCCGAAACCGTCACCGCCACCGTCAGCGTCAACGACCGACGAATCCAAAAACTCGACCTCTACAACGCCTCCATACCCGGTCGCACCGCGCTCATCATCGAAGACCAAGGAGTCACCAACGGCGGCCCCATCTGGACCCGCCATTACGACCGCGACGCCGG